TCAGACCCGCATCTTCCATGCATATAACAGATCGAGAGCTTGCCGCGGGCTGATATCGTCGGGATTGATCCTCGACAATTCATCGATCACCGGGTGCGGCAGGCTGGCGAACAGGTCGCTCTGCATCGGCGAGGCGGGCTTGCCGCTCTGCTGGCTCGGCATCTCGTGCGGCAGGCTGGTGGTTTCCAGGCGCTTGAGGTGTTCGCGGGCGCGCTGGATTACCGGGGCCGGCACGCCGGCCAACTGGGCCACCGCGAGGCCGTAGCTCTGGCTCGCCGGTCCCGGCAGTACATGGTGCAGGAACACGATGCGTTCATTGTGCTCGGTCGCGTTCAGGTGCACGTTGGCTACCGCGGGCTGGCTTTCCGGCAGTACGGTCAGTTCGAAATAGTGGGTGGCGAACAGGGTGAAGGCGCGAGTCCGGGCCAGGTCCTCGGCCGCTGCCCAGGCCAGCGACAGGCCGTCGAAGGTGCTGGTGCCGCGGCCGACCTCATCCATCAGCACCAGGCTCTTGTCGGTGGCGTTGTGCAGGATGTTGGCGGTTTCGCTCATCTCCACCATGAAGGTCGAGCGGCCGCCGGCAAGGTCGTCGGACGAGCCGATGCGGGTGAAGATGCGGTCCACCAGGGACAGCTCGCAGCGTGCAGCCGGAACGAAGCTGCCGATGTGCGCAAGCAGCACGATCAGCGCGGTTTGCCGCATGTAGGTGGATTTACCGCCCATGTTCGGACCGGTGATCACCAGCATCCGGGTGTCGGCATCCAGCGCCAGGTCGTTGGCCACGAACGGTGTCTCCAGCACCTGCTCGACCACCGGATGGCGGCCCTGCTCGATGTGCAGGCAGGTGTGTTCGACGAACCGTGGGCGATTCAGGTCGAGGTTCAGCGCGCGTTCGGCGAGATTCGCCAGCACGTCCAGTTCCGCCAGCGCCGAGGCGCTGTCCTGGAGCGGAGCGAGGTGGCCGATCAGGCGTTCCAGCAGCTCTTCGTAGAGCGCCTTCTCGCGGGCCAGGGCGCGGCTCTGGGCCGACAGCGCCTTGTCCTCGAAGGCCTTCAGTTCCGGCGTGATGAAGCGCTCGGCGCCTTTCAGGGTCTGCCGGCGGATGTAGTCGGCCGGCGCCTGTTCGGCCTGCACCCGTGGCAGCTCGATGAAGTAGCCATGGATGCGGTTGTAGCCGACCTTCAGGTTGGGCAGGCCGGTGCGGGCCTTCTCGCGCGCTTCCAGGTCCATCAGGAATTGCCCGGCGTTTTCGCTCAGCGCCTGCAGCTCGTCCAGCTCGGCGTCATAGCCGGTCTTGATCACGCCACCGTCGCGGATCACCGCTGGCGGGTTGTCGATGATCGCCTTGGCCAGCAGTTCGGCGAGTTCGGGATAGGTGCCGATGGTGGTGGCCAGCGCCTGCAGGTGCGGCGCTTCCAGTTCGGTCATGGCGTTCTGCAGGTCCGGCAGCGCCGCCAGCGCGTCGCGCAGGCGCGCCAGGTCGCGAGGGCGGGCGTTGCGCAGGCCGATGCGGGCGAGGATGCGTTCGAGGTCGCCGATTTCCTTGAGCTGCGGTTGCAGGTTCTCGAAGCGGTAGCGTTCCAGCAGGCAGGCGATGGACTCCTGGCGGGCTTCCAGTACCGCGCGGTCACGCAACGGACGGTTCAGCCAGCGGCTCATCAGGCGGCTGGCCATGGCGGTCTGGCAGCGGTCGACCACCGATTGCAGGGTGTTCTCGCGGCCACCGCTGAGGTTGATATCCAGCTCCAGGTTGCGGCGGCTGGCACCGTCGAGGATCACCGTGTCATCGAGGCGGTCGTGGCGCAGGCTGCGCAGGTGCGGCAGGGCGGTACGCTGGGTTTCCTTGGCGTAGGCGAGCAGGCAGCCGGCGGCGCCGATGGCCAGGGTCAGGTTCTGGCAGCCGAAGCCTTTCAGGTCCTGGGTGCCGAATTGCTGGCAGAGGCTCTTGTGCGCCGAGTCGCGATCGAAGTCCCATGGCGCGCGGCGACGTACGCCGCGGCGCTTCTCCGCCGGCAGGCCCTGTGGCCAGTCGTCTGGAATCAGCAGCTCGGCCGGGTTGAGGCGCTCCAGTTCGGCCAGCAGGGTTTCCCAGCCTTTTATCTCCTGGACGCTGAAGCGGCCGCTGGTGATGTCCAGCACGGCGAGGCCGAACAGGCGCTCGTCGCCGAGGATCGCCGCCAGCAGGTTGTCGCGGCGTTCGTCGAGCAGCGCCTCGTCGCTCACCGTGCCGGGGGTGATGATCCGCACCACCTGGCGCTCCACCGGCCCCTTGCTGGTGGCCGGGTCGCCGATCTGCTCGCAGATCGCCACCGACTCGCCGAGCTTGACCAGCTTGGCCAGGTAGCCCTCCGCCGAATGGAAGGGAATGCCTGCCATCGGGATCGCCTTGCCGCCGGACTGGCCGCGTGCGGTCAGGGTGATGTCGAGCAGTTTGGCGGCCTTCTTCGCGTCCTCGTAGAACAGCTCGTAGAAGTCGCCCATGCGATAGAACATCAATTGGTCGGGGTGCTGATGCTTCAGTTTGAAGTACTGCTGCATCATTGGCGTGTGCTGGGAGAAATCAGTATTTTCCTTTAACATCAGTTACTTAGGGTCGCCTGTGGGTTTTTTTGGGGCAGATTTGGGGGTTTACGCCTCAGATCCTAAGAGAAACGCTTGATCTGATGGGCGTCACTGGAGCCGTTATCGCCCCGCTACTGCAAAATGAGCGTAAGGTTATCACGCTAGGTTTCTCCTAGACTCGTGGGTCTGGTTGCGAGCCATTGAGGGCTGCGTAGATGGCTAGCGCTGAAGGCTTGGAGGGCGTGATACCGTTCTGCTTAAGGCGACGGTGCTATCATGACGGTGAGCCGGGGGATTCCCCGTGCTGGAACCTACGTGTATAAGAGCCTTCTAACGTAGGCCTCCGTGTTTTTTGTTGGCGCTCCGCTGAAGAGGTCGCCAGAAATGAAGATGAAGAAGCGCAGAAATCGTAAAAATTGGGATGCGATGGTTTCCATTCTGGAAATCGGTCGGACAGCTAGCGTTCAAGAGGAAATGCAGCGTGTGTGCTTCTTGACTCTTGTAATGAGTCATGAAAAGGAGCTAGACGAGCCGGGTTTCCTGAGCACCTTCATGCACTCTTATGCTGGCTGCGAGCGTGAAAATCAGAGGTCTGATTCGTTGGCTCTATATGAGGATTGGGCCCGTGTCGGTGCTTGTGTGCGTGATGCTTATGCCAAGTACACGTCCTCGCAGGATGTTCTCGCCATGGCAAACCTAATCGCTAATCAGAAAAAAAAGCGCAAAGAAGCTAGGGATTTCCATGGTTGAAGGGCCTCAGCCGATGCCAGACGGAGCGCCGTTTGATAGTGACGAAAAGCTTGCACGTATTCAGGCTCAAGAGCGAGAGGAAGAGCGTGAACTAGAGTGCGAAGCGGCTCAAGCGCTCGAAGCTCTGGAGCATGAAGGGGCGCCAGGGCTTGGTGAATTGCTTGAGAAAGCGACCACTAAAGCTGCTTTATCACGGGTTGTAGCTTCAGCAATCACGTTACATCAGGAGCGGCATTCAGGCCCACTCCCTTCTCCTCGTCAGATGCGCGAGTATGAGAAATGCTTACCTGGTGCCGCCGAGCGCATTATGGCAATGGCAGAGCGCGAACAGCAGAGCCGTCACGAAACTCAAAGGGCATTTACAGATTTCCGTAATCGCACTTTAGAGCATGTGAGAGAACGCGATTCTCGCGGGCAATGGCTAGGGTTCGTTCTTGCTTCAGGGGTTTTGGCTCTCGGGACTCTAATAGCGATGCTGGGCTTTCCGAAAACTGGAGCTGCCTTAGCTGCTGGGACCATGATTGGATTGGCTGGAGTCTTCATAAGTAGACGTGTGCAGCGAGGCCCTGATATGTCTGAGGCGCCCGACCCGAATGAGTCGGATGGGAATGAGGGGGCAGAGAAGTAGCTGCATTGAGCCCTCCTTCGACGCCGTTAAGCGTCGAAGGAGCTGTCAGCTTTTGTTGCTGCATGTGTCTGATTTTGCATGCCTGTCCATATGTGCTGGAGTTCGTTGGAGGACTCATCGTCCATCCATTTTGCGTACACCTGAACAAGCATGGTGAAGTCTTTATGGCCCATCTGGTTGGCGATGAACGCAAGGTTGCCACGTGCAACCAGGCACCAGCAGGCGTAGGTATGCCGTGTCTGGTAAGGGCGTCGCGGACGAACTCCCGCTCGGCGCTGTATGTTCGCCCACTTGGAGTTCCAAGACGTGGGGACGAACCACGGATTCACCTGTTTTTTCCGCGCTTGAGTGGCCGGAGAAATCAATGGCGTGACTGTTTCCTGTACTGACTCATGGCGGGTCAGTTGGACGGTGATTGTCTGTGGGGGAACTCCATGCTCGATGGTGAGTAGCTGTCGGCAAGCCTCGAGTGCCGGCGGGAGTAACAGCACCGTTCTCTTCTTACCGGTCTTGGGTAGTTTGAATGCGCCTGTGCTTGTGATCGCGCGACGGACCAAAATTTGCCCTTTCGAGAGATCTATGTCTTCCCGGGCGAGGGCCCCCAGCTCGCCAGGCCGCAGCCCTGTGTATACCGCTAGGGTTACAGCGGCCTTATCCATCGGATGCAAACAGCCCTTAGTCAACAGAGCTTCGAGTTCTAGCTTGGTGAGTGGGTCTGGATCGCGCTCGGTCATCTCGAATCGGACGCAGGCGCTGGCGAGACCCGGCCGACAGTATCCGTTTGCCTCGCACCAGCTCAGAAATCCGGCAAGAGTGGCGAGGTAGTGGTTGACCGTCGATGTGGCCCGGTCCTCGATCAACTCCACGCGCAGCTTTTGAATATCCTCGGGCTGTAGAGCAGCGGCCAGGCGGTCTCGGCCCAGCATGCCAATACAGATATCGAGCGCCAGGTTGTAGCGGCGCTCGGTCTCTTCTGTGATATCTACCGCCTTGAGCGGTTTGTAGCGATCAAGCAATACATGCAGCCGCTCGTCGCGGCTGCTGCTGTGATTGCCTGCGCGCCGCGAGTTTGGAAAATGCCGGGCGTAGTCGAATGTCCCCATCTTTATGTCGTGAAGCACCGCCGCCCGGAGCTGGGCGGCGTGCTTGATATTGGCTTTGGTGATGGGGAGACCGAGGGTTTCGCGGCAGCGTTGTTTCTGCCACATGAACACGATGCGAATACTGTTGCCATGCACCTCTATTCCGGCGTGCTTCGCTAGCTCCGCCTCTATGCCGCGTCCTGCGGCGCGCTCTCCACCCACCTGTCGACCTCCTCTATGTTGATGAATATGCGGCCGTCGCGTGCTTTTCTCCAGATTCTTCCCTGTGGCCAAGTACCGTTCTTGACCTTGTGGGTGATTGCATCCTTGGAGTAGCCGGTAAGTTCTGCGGCTCGCTTAATTAGTACCCAGCGTGGCATTCCGAGAAAGTGGGTGGTCATCAGTGGCACCCCACTTGCCAGGCGGCCAACGTGCGGAGGATCGGGAACACCTCCACAGCGAGCACCGCGGCCAGGCCAAGGGCGGCGATAATGCCGAGGGCGGTCAGTGCTCTACGCATCGCTTGGCCCTCCCTGGCTCGCCGCTGCCCGGTCGAGACGTTCGATCTCGGCCAGGATCAAGGCGCCGGCCTTGACCATGTTGCGCCGCCCGTCAGGACTGGGTTTCCACCACGACTTGTCCCATGGCCAGAAATGCGAAGGGTCGCCAGCAGGATATGCGAGAGAAAACATGGCGTAACAACCCGCTGCGGACGCCAGCGCGCCGGTTTCGTGCTTGTCGTCATGCTCCGGCGTCCAGCCCTCGACGTTGATCTGCCGGCGGCGCTCGGACTGCACGTCGAGCCATGCTTGCGGCACTTCCGTGCCGGGCGCGGCGGCGAGCAGCTCGGCCAACTCGTTTTCGGCGTCCCAATCGATCTGCTGAAACACATCCTTTATCTCGTCGAGTGCCGAGCGGCATTCGTTCCAGTTCGCGTACACCTTGTCTTCGTCGTAGATGTTCCGGCCCCGGTACGCATCGACCTGCTTAGGGTCGAGCTGCGCCTTGATGGCGGCGAAGTGGTCGAGGCGGATCAGGCGGTAGCCATCAGGCACGCTGTGCTGAGTTTGTGCCGCGGCTCGTTCTTCCGCTGCGACACAAGCACCCGTGAGCATCCGCTCAGCGGTTGTCCACTGGTCTTCGTCCAGAACGTGGCTCAACCAATTACCGAGGCGGCGCAGTGGCTCCGGTGCTCTGTCAATGGTGTTCGATATGTAGTGCTCGAACCGTTCTTCCGGGGACTCACCGTGCGGCCAGCGGCTTTCAAGCTTCGAGATCTTGTCCTGGGCGTAGTCGAGTCTCAGATTCAGCCTGGCGCGAATGATAGACAGGCGGTTCAGGGCCCCGCTCAGCTTCGCGTTCTCAGCCCGCAGCTCCCCGACGATGCGCTCATGCGCCTCCATGATTTCGGTTACCGCCTCACTGATCATCTTCCACTCGTTGTAGGCACCCGCGACAGCCTCTCTCACGATTGCCAGAAGATCGGCAGTTCCCTCGGTCATGTCCGCCACGAAGAACCCGCAGTGCCGGCACTCTCGGCCGGTCTTTGTCACGCCGCTATCGTTCCACCAGACGCCATAGAAGTCGTGCCGGCAGGTCTGTTTGGTGGTGCTGAAACGGTGCTGCGTACCGCGCTCGGCGAGTTCCGTCGAAGGGGAGGCGCGCTGGATCAACTCCCCCAGCGTCAGCGGATCCACCAACTGCTCTCCGTTGCAGACGGCTTCGAATCTGGAGCGATAGATGCCGCGCTGCCCGAGCCAGGCGGCGGGCAGTGGCCGGGATACGCCGGCGCACGGTGCGGAACCGGTCAGAAACTCGGTGGAGTGCTCCACGCTGATCTCTGGAAGGTCGACCGCCTCGGCGATGGGCATGCTGTCTTGTTGGGTCTTCTGGCTCATGCTGCCTCCCTCATGGTTTCTTCGGGGAATAGGGGGTTGGCTTTGAGGAGGGCGTAATAGGGCTTGGGCGACACCGAGTTGCCGCACATCTTCACCTTGGCCTTGTTGCTGAACCGGCGGCCGTCGTGCCCTACGTCGATCTTGTAGGTCTTGGGGAACCCTTGGATCAGGAACAGCTCCAGCGGCGTGAGCATCCGCATGCCGATATCTACGATCACGTAGGGATTTCCCTTGATCGTCACGGTCACCAGCGCGAGGCGGTCGCGGGTGGTGATGGTGGCGGCCGGATCTCGCGGATCGTAGGTGTTGTCGGACCCGTAGTACCCCATGAGGAAGGCCGCCACCCGCAGCGCACCGGCTTCGTTCTCCGGCGATAGCGTGCATTCAATGAGCGCCAGGTCGTCGGCGCCGGCGGTTATCGCTGGGGCTCCTTCTCGGAGATCGCGGCCGGTGCAGCCGTTGCGCAGTGTTACTAAGCTGGCGGTCACGACGTTCTGTTGGCTCCCGCTGGTGGTCAGGGCGGTGGCTGGATCCGCAGGATGGCGGCCGAGTGTCGCGTTGTACCCGCCATTGTGTTGCGCCAGGTAGGCGACGCCCACGGCACGGTGGTTTTCAGTAAGGACCGTGCCGGCCGGTTGTCCGCAACTGGTCGGTTTACCGCCGTAGGAAGGGCCGCCAGCGCTCACAAGTACGGGGGCGACAACGGCGAAATGACCCCCTTTCACCTCGCTACAGATAGTTCGCGCGGGCTCGCGCACGGACTGACCCCGGAACTCGGCGCCACCGTGATTCACGCTGACGATGAATGGATCGGCGTGATCGGTGACGTATTTCTTTACGCCCTTGCGGAGCCGGTCGAGCGTCTTCTTGACGAGGGGGCGGCGTACCTTGAATTTCTTGCCTTCAGTCGCGTCGAGGAAGATCGACGGGCACGGAATGCTCCAGTCGATGTGCGTGGCCACGGGAACCCATGGAAGCTGGTCAGGGCCTGGGGTCTTGGCGTGGGTTGTCTCTGGCCAGTTCAATGGGATGCCATCGCGGCGCGCGATGAAGAACAGGCGTTCCCTGGTGGTGGCGGCGCCGAAGTCCGCGGCAACGAGCTTGTCGTAGTGGTACTGGTAGCCCATGTCTCGGAGCAGGCGAAGGAAGCGCGCCCAGGTGCGTCCTTTGCGCTTGGGGTCCGGTATCAGGTACTGGCGCTGTACGGGTACGTGCTCGCCTGGTTCGGCTACGCGGTGCATGGGCTTGCCGGTGGTTGGGTGCGGCACCATGTCGAGAGTGACCACCCGCTTGGTCTGCGGGCAGCGTTTGGCGATCAGCGGACCCCACTGGAGGATCTGCATCACGTTCTCCATGGTGAGCATCAGGGGACGTGTTTGGCCTGCCCACTTGATCATCATCCATGACAGCGACCGACTTTCCTTGCTGCGGGGCTGTCCACCTCTGGCTTGGCTATGGTGGGTGCATTCGGGGCTGGCGTGCAGTCTGCCTACGGGCCGCCCGCGAGTTGCCACCCGAGGCTCCACCAGGCGGATATCTTCTCGGTAGTGCGTGGTCTGCGGATGGTTGACGATGTGCATGCTCACGGCATCGTCGTCATGGTTCACGGCGATATCGACGAACTCGCCAGTGGCTTCCTCCATGGCCTCAGAGGCCCCGCCGCCGCCGGCGAAGAGATCGATGTTCAGATATTCGCGAAGATCGAGAGGGAGCTGGGCCTGGTAGATGGCCTGGGCGAGATCGTGGCGACGGAAAGCAGTCATGCCCGTCCCCCTTTGGCTTTCTCCAGGCGCTGGAGGAGGTCGGTGTTCGCGATGCGCAGCGCGGCAATCTCTTGGTTCTGCTCGCGGATCTGCGCGCACAGCGTGCGGATCAGTGCGTTATCGGTGGGCTTCGGTGGGCGCTTTCCCCCCTCGACAAGCTGCGCGGGCGAGCGAGTCATTAAGCGAAGCGTGGCTATGTGCTTCGCGCCCCGGCGCAGCCTTTCGTGGGGTATGCGTGCCTTCGGCGTGTGCTGAAGGTTGGGTTGGAATATGCCTGCTGCTGCGCAGCAGTGGCTTTTTATAGCGCCACCCTCGGGTATCGGTTGGCGGCCCTGGGCGATGGCGATCAGTTGGATGCGACGTGCCATGCCGCCGCCGCGCTTCTGCGCGGCCGGGGCTTGGGTGCTGTGGGTGGCGTGTGCCAGGGCGCCGCCCTGGCGGAGTGCTGCTACGCAGCCAGCCGGGATAGGGGCGGTCATTGGGCGCTCCTCGGGTAGACGCAGTGGCCATCGGCCGCGTTCGAGTCGTATAGGTGCCGGTTCCTGCTGGTCCGCTCAGACCAGAGGCGGGCGCCTTCGCGTTCCACGCGGCGGAAGTCCTCGGCGTTGAAGATCACGTCTTCGCACTTCGGGCCTTCGCAGCCGCATTCGTGGCAGAACACATAGGCGTCGACGTCCAGGCCCTCGCACCCGTAGGTCGTCATTTCCCGGACCGTTCCGAAGGGTGAGAACGTGCGAGCAACCAGCACGACTGGAGGACCCTCGCACCAGGGGCAGGGCGGGAGATTGATTGCATCCGCCGAGTCCTTGTTGCTCGGGTGGAGTTGCACTGGCCATGCGTGGGGGCCGTCCACCATCTTCGGAAACAAGGCGAAGCCCGCCAGGTTGAAGGATCGTATGGTGGCGATCCCGTCGAACCGCTCGTTTGGCCGCACGTTGGAGAGGGCGCAGGCGATTTCGAGTTGGCCGTTTGCGTCGATCAGCGCCACCCGCTCGGTGATGAAGCGGGGAATCAGAATGTCGAGTATCCGGTTCATGGTCGGGCTCACATGCACATCGGCGCGGTGTCGCCGGAGTAGTCGAGGTCGACCGATTCCCAGCCGCTGGGACGCAGGATCTCGTCGATCTCCCGGATCTGGTCGCTGATATCGGTCATCGTGCTTTCCGCGCGTCGAGCAGCGTCCTCGTCCCACTGCGGCCGGGCGCGGCGCAGGCGGGTCAGGCTGTCGACGTGGTGGCTGCGGTGCTTCAGCAGGTCGTAGGTGGAGAGGCTGGAGTAGTTCATGCCGCCTCCTGCGCTTCCGCTTCTGCGCTCTGGCTGGCCAGTTCCGTGATGGCGAGCCGCTGGAGGATCGCGGCGAGCTGCTGTTGGGCTTCGGCGTCTGCGTTGCGCTTGGTGGTGCCGGTCTTTTGGAACTGTCGAGCGTGGCCGCTGAGGAGGCGACTGGCGGTGCGGATGGCGTCCAGTTCTTCGGCGGCCAAGTTCTGCTCGCGGAGGAGCTTCGCGGTCTCAGCCTGCCGATGATTGGTCGCGATGCTTGTCTCCAGCTCCGTCTCCAGGCGCTTCAGTTCCGCTTGTTGCTCTTCGTGGCGCTGCTGCCAATCCGCAAGTTTCTCGGTGGCCTCGGCTTCGATGCTTTGACGAAGCTCCTTCTGGTCGCTGATCTCTTCCTCCTGCTCATCTATGACCTGTTGCAGGCGCTGGGCATTGGTGCGCAGCTTGATCAGGTCGGTATGCAGCGCAGTCAGTTCCTGGCCGTGCGAGACGCGGCAGAGATAGAGCGCCTCGTCGACCGCCTGCTGTAGTGCGTTCTTCCTGTCCTTGCGCCCGGCAAGGTAGGCGGTGGTGATCAGGATCAGCAGCGCGGCGAGAGTGGTGGCCGCGAGAATGATGTGTTGGGTATGCATGGTGGTTTCTCCATTGGTGGTGGATGGCCGGTGGTGGCGGCCGGTGTGGTTACTCGTTACTGCCGGATCGGGCATATGCCTCGTCGGCCTGCCAGGCTCGGGAGTCGATCCAGGCCGCCAGGTGGCGCACATCGACAAATGGCTGGGCGCGCTGACTCGGGTCGACGGTGGTGATGGGGAGGCGGATTCGGCGTTCCTTGATCGAGCGGCTGAACGTGTCTTCGTTGAGGTTGTGGAAGTACCGAATGCGCAGGTGCTCCAGCGGGATCAGCACGTCGCCGAAGGTGCGGTAGAGGAGTTCCACCGTCTCCGGTCGCGGGGCCGGAGTCAGGCGAAGCTCGGGTTGATTGTCGTGAGGAGTGCTCATGCGGCAGCCCGTAGAGCAGCGGAGTGGCGAGCCCTGGCGCGGGCCGCGCCGGTGTACGGCGGCTGGTCGAAGATGAGTTCGGTGGATCGCTGATAGCGCGCATCCGTCGAGAGATTGCAGAGTGCAAGGTATGCGTCGCTGTCGATGATTCCGGCCGTCATCGCAAATAGTGTTGCGCCGCGTGCCTGATGATCTGCGGCTTCAATATCGCTGGGCCGGTCCGACGTCCGGGCGGTTGTTGCCAGCTTAAGCACCATTGCTGCCAGCCGCGCTGCCTGGGTGTCGGTGATAGTTGATTGGTTCATGCCTTGCCTCCTTTGGGATGGTTCCAGGCGATCTCTACGTGGGTTCGTACAAGTTCCCGTAAGTGTTCCGGCACCCGCTCCAGGGCCGCCCTGCGTTCCTCTTTGGTTCGAAGGGCGACGATCTGGCGGGCGTATTCGCGGGGCCGGGGCTCGTCAGCCAACCTCGCGGCGGTCCGGGACCGCCGGCGGGCAGACTCGGGGGATGCCGAGCTTGTCGGCCAGCCATGCCACTCCGGCCGGGCGCACCTTCGTCGAGTGGCTGTACTGCATGCCGAGTTCGGGGTGGTGCCAGGACGTTTCCTTTGCGCGTAGGTAGAGGCGGTCGCGGACCGGAGCGGCTGGAAGAGTGTTGCTGTCGAGCAGGCCGGCCGCCTTCATGCGCTTGATCAGCTCGGGACGGGTCAACCCGAGGCGCTGCGCGGCCTGGTGCAGGGACAAGTCTTTCATCGCGGCCTCCTACGCTGCTTGGTTGAAACGGCGGCGAGCCGGGGTGTCGTCCGCCGTGTCCAGGCGGCCATTTGCGATGGATTCGAGGTAGTCGGCCACGGTGTTGGCGTTGGAAGGGGCATCGATAGGGAGGCCCAGGCTATTCAGCGTGGAGCCCATTCGAACGACGACGTGGACCTGTTCAGCGCCGCGCTCAATGTCAAGAGTGGCGTGGACTGCTTGACGGGTTTCGGCGTCGTAGAGGGCGTGGTTGAAGCGGCCGTTTAGGCTGAGTTGAGCCTTGAGCCGCACAAAGGACGGTTGACGGAGTGCGTAGGTCATGCTGCGTCACCTCCAAACGGGGAGGTGGCGGTTACCGAATGACGGCGGCCCGGGGTGCGGCTGGCTACAAGCTGGGCTTTGCCGTTGAAGATGACGACAAGGCAGCCAGTGTCGGCCTGGAGGCGTTGGATCTGCTGGGGGGAGGAGGTACAGGCCGGGTGGACGTGTACCGTGGCGGAACGTTGCATGGTGTTACCTCGTCTCTGTGGTGGAGAGTCGAGGTAAAGCTACAGTTTGTTTTGTTGACTGGTCAACAGTTTTGTTTGTAGATTTTGTTTGTTGCTACAGCTTCTGTACGCGCCAAACCGCCTTGCCACATATCTGCCATTCTTCGTTGACGCGAATGTATCGGGGTTCCCAAGCGGGATTCAGTGCTTCCAAATACCACTCGCCATCTTCCATCTGAAGGCGTTTGAACGTGACGCGATTAGAGTTGGTCAGCTTCGCTGCGACAAGATCTCCCGGCTTTGCCTCGATTGATGGATCGATGACCACGCGGTCTCCGCTTTCGAAACTCAAGGGGCCGGTGGGATTCTTCATGCTTATCCCGTCGACAATCAAAACAAAGGCATCCGGGCCTACAGGCCCTGGAGCATCTACCCATTCCTCAGCATCACCCGGCTGGAATAAATCGACTGCCTCTACCCAGGCGCCTGCTGCAATGGAGCCTACCACTGGCAATTTCCTCCCTGTAGGGCCGGCTACTGTTGCCCGCTCTGCCGCTGTGATTGTAGGGGGCATGATGCTTGCGGCGGCGGGAAACGTGGGGTCCACCGACTGAGGGGGAATGCCTAGCACTCGGGCAATGACTGCCAGGTATTTAGAGTGCTTGGTTTTCCCTTGCTCAATTGCAGCATAGGACTGTTGCGTAAAGGCTTGGCCGCCTAGCAGCTCGCGGACCCCTTTCGCTACCTCGCTTTGGGAAAGCTTCAGCTCTTCGCGGCGCTTGCGAATCGTGGCGGCAATTGCAGCTTGGCGTTCAGTTGGTGTGTTCATGGGGTGAACGCTACAAAAGGATTTGTTGCCTCTCAAACAAAAGTGCCTGTTGAAATTCGACAGCTTTGTTTGTAGGCTGGGCGCCAGTTCCATCCGAGGAAGCCTTATGTCAGATCAAGAACCAATGAAAGTCGCGTTTCAGCTTGCGATTTCCCGGGCAGGGGGCCAATCCGAGCTTTCACGAAAGCTCGCCGCGTTCGGGGTCAATCTGTCCCAGCAAATGATTTCTCACTATCTGCGAGGTAGTGGGCACTGCCCGGCAGAAATGGTGCTGAAGGTCGAGGCCCTGACCGGCGTCAGTCGCCACCGGTTGCGGCCGGACGTGTTTGGCGAGCGCGACGATGGATTGGCTGTTGCCTAGTCAACGTAACAACCCTCGCCACCACCGAGGGAGGGGAGCCAGGCCGGCTGGAGCAGCACGCTAAGTACCACCACAGCCGGCCGAGCTTCCTAGGCCCGAGGCACGGATGCCTCGGGGTTGCCAGCCTCTCCACCACAGAGCTGCTGGCTGTAACGGTCGGGTGATCAGGGATGCCGATCACCCGGCCATCGTGGCAGTTGGCGTTTCCACCACAGAGCGGCCATCTGCCTTGTGACCACCATGCAATGTGACCACGGCGCCTACTCTAACAAGGTTGGTGGCGTCGTGGCACTGGCAGTAAACAGGAATAATTGCCATGTCCCGACCCTCGTTCGCGGATCAGTTCGACCGCATGGGCCGCGAGGTGCTTCCCTTGGGCGAAGCGCTCAACCTCGTCGCTCGCAATCAACGCATGTGCCACGGTGGCATCACCGGCTTCGCTCACTCCACCGGCCGCAGCGTCTCCACCACCTCCCACAAGTTCGATCCCAGCCACACCAGCCACATCCTCAACATCTACGACGTGCTCGACTTCCTGCGGTACGTGTCGGCCGAGGGGCGGGCGGTAGTGCTCGACGCGCTGCATGCCGAGCTGGGCGACAGCCTGTGGTTCTTCGTTTCGCCGCTTCAGTTCGAGGATGTGCCGGCCAGCCTGATTGCCGGCGCCGGCGAGATCCTGCACACGTCGGCCAACGCGGCGACCACCATCGCGCGCCATATCGAGGACGGCCGCATCGACGCGGCCGAGCTGGCGGAAACCCAAAAGCTGGCGATGAGCATCATCCGCGCGGCGGTCGGCCTCTACGAGCGTGCCCGCTACGTCCACCAGACCACCAAGGGCGCCGAGCGCGGGGAGGTGAGCAATGGCTGATATCGCGGATCACGCCAATGACCTGGTGCTGGAGCGCATGGAGGCGGCATTGGCTGCCCGTGCGCTGGTAGCGGTTGGCGAATCGGCTCATGAGTGCGAGTGCTGCGGTGAGCCGATTCCGCCGCGCCGCCGCGAAGCTGTGCCGGGGTGCCAAACCTGCATCGAATGCCAGTCCTTCAACGAGCGGAGGGGGCGCCGGTGAGTAGCGAAGCCTTGGAGGAAGTGCTGAATCAGCTTCGGGATCATGGTATCGAGCCCTTCACCAAGCGGAGCCCCGATTGGGTATTCGGCAAGCTGGTGCGATGCAAGGTTGAGGGCGACCGGAACGGGGAGGCAACTGGTTGGTACGTCCTGCACGAATACACCACTGCCAGCGGCAAGACCCTTTATTTCGGGCGCTTCGGCAACTGGCGGCAGGATCTCAACGAGAAATTCAAGCTCAAGGGTGTTCGCTTGACTGCCGAGGAGCGCGAGCTGATGCACGCGCGGCAGGAAGAGGCCAAGCGCAAGGCGGCGGCGAAGGCCGCCTATGCCGCGCAGCGTGCCGCCCAGGGCGCAGCGCGGCTGTGGGAACGGCTATCGGAGAAGGGCAAGGCGCCGTATCTCGACCGCAAGCAAATCGTAGGGATCGGCGGCCGCTACGGTTACGGCGGGCGTTTCATGGTGCCCATGCGGACGCTCAAGGGGCTGGTGGGGCTGCAAATCATCTACCCCGAGAAGCAGCCCGATACCGGCCGGGACAAGGCTTATTGGCCCTACGGCATGCAGAAGGAAGGAGCGTTCTGCCTGATCGGTCCGCGCCCCGAGCCCGGCGAGCCGGTGCTGATCGCTGAGGGATACGCAACCGGCGTCAGCCTGCATATGGCGACGGGCTGTGCGGTGGCTATTGCCTTCGATGCCGGCAACCTGCTGCCGGTCGGCAAGGCGATGCAGACCGAGTATCCGTCTCGGCCGTTGATCTTCTGCGGCGATGACGACTGGAAGACCACCCGCCAGGACGGGTCGCCTTGGAACCCGGGCGCTCAGGCTGCGGAGAACGCCGCTACGATCCTCGGCGGCCAGTTCGTGCTCCCTCGCTTCGGCAGCGAGCGCGAGGAGGGCTGGACTGACTTCAACGACCTGCACTGTGCCGAGGGGCTGGAGGTGGTTCGCGCCCAGGTCATGGCGGTAGTCCGGCCACCCGCTGAGGGTGGCTGGCGTGACTGCCTTCTGCGGATCAAGGGCGGCGGCCTGGCGGCGCACATGGTGAACATCAGTCTGATCCTACAGAACGATGAGCGCTGGCACGGAGTGCTCGGCTACGACGAGTTCAGCGCCAAGACCATGAAGCTGCGGACGCCGCCCTATGGTGGTGGTACGGGGGAGTGGACAGATCTGGACGACATGCTGGCGTGCGAGTGGCTGGCCCAGCAGTACGGTTTGCTGACGAAGGTGCCGCCGGTGCTGGAAGCGGTGTCGGTGGTGGCCAGCAAGAACAGCTTTCACCCGGTGCGGGCATACCTTGAGGGCCTGGAGTGGGACGGTACGCCGCGGATCGAGCATTGGCTGAACAGGGCCCTGGGCGTGGAGGAGACCCCGTACTCGATGAAGGCCGGCAAGCGCTGGCTGATCGGCGCTGTTGCGCGTGTTATGCGCCCGGGCTGCAAGATGGATACGGTGCTGATCCTCGAAGGGTTGCAGGGCGAAGGCAAGTCGACCGCCATGTCGGTGCTGGGCGGCGAGTGGTTCATGGATACCCCGTTCGTGCTCGGTGACAAAGAGACGTTCCAGATGTTGCGCGGCAAGTGGATCAGCGAGCTGGGCGAGTTGGATGCGTTCAACAAGGCCGACAGCACCAAGGCAAAGCAGTTCTTTTCGGCCTCGGTCGATACCTTCCGCGAGAGCTACGGTCGCAGAACCCGCGATGTGCCACGACAGTGTGTTTTCGTGGGTACGACCAACCAAGACGAGTACCTGAAAGACACCACCGGCAACCGTCGATACTGGCCGGTCCTCTGCACGAAGGTGGATCTGGACCTGCTGCGCGAGATCCGGGACCAGCTATGGGCCGAAGCGCTGTTCTGCTACCGCGCCGGGGATCAGTGGTGGGTCTCGCGTGAAGAGCGCGCGCTGTTCGAGGAGGAGCAGGACAAGCGCTACACCGTCGACGCATGGGAGCACAAGTTGATCGGTTGGCTGGAGGGGTACGTCGGCGAGACCGTCACCAGTGCTGACCTGCTGGGGGGAGCGCTCAACCTCGATTTCGGGCATTGGGGCAAGCCGGAGCAGATGCGAGTAGGCCATATCATGCATCGTCTGGGCTGGCGGCGCAGACGCCTGCCCGCATCCGGGCGATCGCCGGTGCGACCGTGGGGCTACGAGCGGCCGCCGTCGTGGAAGGGACAGCCGACGCAGAAGGAGGCCGCATTTTGATCAAGCCAATTGACGAGATGCTACGGACCTGGGCCGCCGAGCTGCACCCGCCGAATGGCGTCGGCTCTGCCGGCAACGCTAGCGGCGGGAGCAATGTGATTGCTATGCTGATGGCGACCAGGGGAAACCTGACTCGCTCCACAGCGGGGGCTCGCTGTCCTCTGGATCGCACGGCGGACATTGAGCTGATCGTGAACAAGCATCTTCCGCCGCCCATCGAGCGGGTGGTGCGGTTGCATTACACGGACTACGACATGTCGGACCCGATGAAATGGGATGCGTGCGGGTGCGGTAGAACCCAGTATTACCAGCGCCTGCACCTGGCCCATGCGGCCATTGCTGAAATCCTGCTGCGGCGGGCGGCCTGACTTGGCCGGGCGCTGTCCCACCGTCCTACTCTGTCCCGCTTCGTTTTTCGAGGCGGGACAGCGCAAAGCCCCGTCGCTGCTGGGGTTGTCCCACTGTCCCACCTTTCACACACCCGCCCGCACATAGGCGCGTATCGCGCGCACGCGCGTAGCGTGCGCTCTTATTATTCTTCTCTTATATGCGTAGAAAGTAGTAGGACAAGTGGGACAGTAGGACAACGCCATATAAAACAATGGGTTATCTGTCCCACCTGCTGACCCACCTACTGATCAGTAGGACAGCGCCGGAGGCGCTTGATAACCGTAGATGGATATACGCCGGACGAGTCCGGGACGAGTTTGGGGCGACTCCGGGATAAGCTCGGGGTGGCAATAAAACTGGGTTGCTGCCACCGAACTGAAGGGGTAAAAAGTAGGCACTCTCGTAGAGGTGCGCCACTGAGGCACACGCTCCACATCATCCGAACCCGGCCATCGCGCCGGGTTTTTTATTGGCTCGATTTCGGCGCCTCTGGCCTCCCTGGCGGGGTGTCGGGTCCAGGGACGGGCCGCCTACTCAGACCGAGGTGAACATGGCGACAGAGAACGACGTTCAGCAGACGCTGAGCGATATCCCGACCTGGCTGTTCGTGCTGGTGTCGATGGCCGGCCTGTCCGGGGAGCTGTGGCGCGCCGAGGCGGCAGGGCTGACGGTCAGCGATCTGCTCAAACGTGTTCTGCTGCGCTCGGGGGCGTCGGTGGTGTTCGGCCTGGCCTCGGTGTTGCTCGCCACGGCGAGCGGTGCGGGGCTGCCGGTTGCCGCCGCGCTCGGTAGCGTGGTCGCGTGCCTCGGCGCCGATGTGACCTCGGGGTTCTACACGCGCTGGCTTGCCCGGCGCGCCGGGATGCCGCCGGCCGGCGATGAGCAGCGGGGCGGGCCGGCCAGCCCCCCCTGAAAATCCCGATTTTTTGGGTCCTTCCCCGGTCCCCGGCCCTATACGGGTACGCGGACTCGCGTTTTCCCTCTAGCTGTGATTTCTACAGGAATGTCCGTCTTTTCAAGGGGTTAGCATGGGTCGCAGAGTGACGAAAGCCGACCTGGCCGAGATCGTCGGGCGCGACGAACGCACCTTGAGCCGGTGGCAGCGTGAGGGAATGCCGGTGGTGTCGGTCGGGCTCGGTCGCGGGAACGAGAACGAGTACGACACCGAAGACGTGATCGGCTGGCTGGTGCAGGTTGCCTCCCTCAACGGCAAGAAAGAATCGGTACGAGACCGATTGGACAGGCTGCGCGCCGACCGCGAGGAGATCGCCCTGGCCCGCGATGTGGGCGAGGTGGCGTTGGTGGCCGATATGGCGACCGCATACGAAGCGATGATCACTGCGGCCAAGGTCGAGTTGCTCAACACCTACCCCGACGCGCTGGCAGCGTCGTTATCGGCCCGCTATGGCATTGAGATCGACGAAAGCCTGATTCGCGAACCGATGGAAGAGACCCTAAGGAAACTGGCCGAGTATGAACCGGATGACGCCCCGTCAGACGGGGATACTGACTACGCGCTCCCTGAAGAGGGCTTTGAAGAAGACGGCGATTAACGCCGTTCGCCGTATGGCCCGCAAGTGGTCTCCGCCGCCGCGGATGAGCATTGCCGAGTGGGCGCGGAAGTACCGTTGGCTGTCTCCCGAGGAGGCGGCGAAGCCTGGTCCGTATCGGTTCGAGGTGACCCCCCATCTGGTGTGGCCGGGTGGTCCTCTGGAGGCCCTGGACGATCCGAATGTGACCGAGGTAGTCGGGCGCAAGTCCGCCCAGGTCGCATGGACCTCCGGCGTGCTGGGTAACGCACTCGGCAAATGGATCGATCTTGACCCCTCGCCGATCCTGATCCTGTTTCCGAAGGCCGAAGCTGCGAAGCAGTATGTGGCCGAGAAACTGGAGCCGATGGTGGAGGCCACGCCTCGGCTGCGCAAGAAGATCGATCTTCGCAGCCGCAAGCTCCAACAGCGGCAAGATTTCAAGCGCTTCCCCGGTGGCTTCCTGAAGCTTGTCGGCTCCAATAGCCCCTCCAGCGTGAAGTCAACGCCGGTTCCCCGTGTCTGCGTCGAAGAGCCCGACGACTGCAACCTGAACCTTCGAGGGCAGGGGGATAGCATCAAGCTGGCAAAGGAGCGGCTGAAGACCTACCGGCGATCCAAAGTGATCATCGGTGGCACGCCGACGCTCAAGGGGCTGTCGGCCATCGATGCTGAGTACGAGCTGTCGGATAAGCGCATTGCCATGGTTTCTTGCCACGACTGCGGCCAGGAACACGAGCTGAGCTTCGATCACCTGCACTGTCCGGAAGATCCGACGCAGTATCACGAAGTGTACGGGCACAAGCGCCCCGAGCTGGCCTACTACGCCTGCCCGCACTGCGGGTCGGTGTGGGACGACGCGCAGAAGAACGCGAACCTACAGCATGGGCGCTGGGTGGCGACGGCTGAGTTCCGCGGTATCGCGGGCTACGACATGAACGAGCTGATCGCGACGTTCTATGGCTCGCGCTTCGAGGCGTTGATGGAGAAGTGGCTCCAGGCCGAGCATGCCGCCGCCCAGGGCAACATCGGCCCCATGATCGCGTTCGTGAACAGCTCGAAGGGTGAAAGCTACGAGTTCAAGAGCAATGCGCCTGGGATCGAGGAGCTGGTGAAGCGCGCCGAGGCTTACGGCGAATGGACGGCACCGGCTGGCGTGCTGCTGGCTACCGCAGGGGTGGACGTACAAGGCGACCGCCTGGCGGTTATTGTCGTCGGTTGGGGGCGTGGGGAGGAGTCCTGGCGCCTGTTCTGGAACGAGCTGCGCGGCAATCCGGCCGACCCCAGCGATGGGGTCTGGTCTGAACTGGATGCGCTGCTGGCAAAGCCGATCCCGATGGAGGGCGGCGGCGAGCTGGCTATATCGGCGGTGAGCATCGACAGCTCTGACGGGAACACCAACCACGCCGTCTACGCGTACGTCCGGGACCGCCAGCGCTTCAACATCATGGCGATCAAGGGGGCCTCCCGAGATAGCTTGGAGAAAGAGATTTTCTCCCGGCCGTCTGCCTCAGTGGATACCGCCCGCGACAACACTAAGGCGGCGAAGTACGGCCTGCGGGTGTACATCGTCGGCACGCACAAGGCCAAGACCCTGCTCGACTCCCGTGTGCGCCTGGTGGGTGCTGGGGCGGGGCGGATGCACTGGTACAGCGATATCCGCCAAGACTACTTCGAGCAGTTCACCAACGAGGTATTGGCGCCGCACCCGCGGATTCCCACAAAGATGATTTGGCAGAAGAAGGCGGGTCGGCGTAACGAGGCGCTGGATTGCGAGGTGTATGCCCTGCATGCCGCGCGCAGCCTGAAAACCCACCTTCTGCGGGATGACGAATGGGATGCCCTGGAGCGCCAGGTGCGGCAACCCACATTGTTCAGTGGCGACCAGCCCGTGGCACCAATGCCCAAGCGGGCGGTGCCGCGCGGTCGCGGTACACGCAGCCGGGTCGGCTGACTGAGGGAAATCATGACCACAGCGAAACAGCGCCTAGAGGAAGTCCGGGCGGCGATATCTGACGTCCTGTCAAAGGGGCAGCGCCTGAAGCGTGGCGAACGCGAGGTCTACAAAGCCGAGCTGGCGTCTCTGCGGATGCTTGAGCAACAGTACGCCGCAGCCGCCGCTCAGGAAGAGGCCGCCCAGCACGGGCGGGGTCGTAACCGCGTTTACTACCTGAAGATTTGACCATGGGCTTTTTCCGACGCTCACCCGAGCAACAACTGATGCGCGAAGCCCTCCGTCTGGCCAAGGCGGCGGCCCGTCCCTCGGCGCCGATGGCGCAGGGGGGCGGCGGTGGCACGGAAACGCGCTGGCGGGGAGCTTCACGCATGCTCCGCAGTATGGCCAGTTGGATCCCTGGCCTGGGTAGTCCTCGTCGAGACCTGAACCGCGGCGAGCGCAATATGCTGATCGCCCGTTCTCGGGATGCCCTGCGTAACCACCTGATCGCGCGGGCTGTCGTGATGCGCCTGCGCACGAACGTGGTCGGTACGGGGCTGGTCTGTCGGGCGCAGGTCGACCACCAGGCGCTCGGGATCTCCGGTGAAGAAGCGGAGCGGCTGAATGCGCAACTGGACTGGATCTGGAACCACTACGCCGACAGCCCAGCCGAGTGCGATGCCGAGGCGACGTTGAACCACTACCAGCTCCAGGCGCTGACCCTGGTGTCGTCGCTGGTCGGCGGTGACGTGCTGGTGGCAACGCCCTTCGAGGAGCGGCCCGGCTGCATCTTCGGCACGCGCCTGCAATTGATCGAGGCCGAGCGCGTTTGCAATCCGGGGCACGGCCTGGATAGCGCAGGGCTGGTAGATGGCATCGAGTCCAACGGACTCGGCGCGCCGGTTGCCTATCACGTCTGCTCGGGCTACCCGAACGACCTGCCGACTGCCGGGCCGCTAACCTGGCAGCGTCTACCGGCATTCGGTGCGCAGACCGGACGGCGACGGGTGTTGCACGTCATGTCGGACAAGGAACGGCCCGGCCAGAAGCGCGGTGCGCCGTACCTGGCGCCGGTGCTGGAGCCGTTGCAGAAGCTGGAGCGCTACAGCAGCGCCGAGCTTATGGCGGCGGTGATCTCGGCAATGTTCACCGTGTTCATCAAGAAGGGCTCCGACTACAACAACGCCGGCGGCCTGCCGATGACGGGCCTGGTGAACGGTGGTGGTAGTGCCTCCACCGACGACGAAGCACCGGCCCTGGAGCTGGGCGAGGGGGCGGTGGTTGACCTGGGCGAGGGCGAGGAGCCTGTTGTCGCCAACCCCGCCCGGCCGAATGCGCAGTTCGATCCGTTCTTCATGGCGGTGGTCAAGGAGATAGGCGCCGCCCTGGAGATCCCCGCGGACGAGGTGCTTTTGCACTACAGCACCAGCTACAGCGCCGCGCGGGCCGCCATGCTGCAAGCCTGGCGATTCTACAGTTTGCGCCGCTGGTGGCTGACCTGCGATTTCTGCCAACCGAGCCGGGAGCTGGTGATTGACGAAGCGGTGGCTCGCGGCCTGATCGACCTGCCCGGCTATCACGATCCGATCAAGCGGCGTGCGTACTGCCAGGCGCTATGGATTGGGCCAGCGCGTGGCGCCATCGACGAGCTGAAGGAGGCGAACGCCGCCGGTAAGCGCATCGAGTACGGCCTGTCGAACGAGACCCTGGAGACTGCGGCGATGACTGGCGAGCCCTGGCAGCAGGTGTTCAACCAGCGCTTGCGGGAGATCGAGCAGCGCCGCGCTAACAACCTGTACACGCTGCCGAAGGGCCGCGAAACCGAGGCGCCGCCGGCGCCCGGTCCCGACGACGAGGAATAACCATGCGCGCATTCGAGCTGGCTGCATCGCAGCCCTGGCTAATGCTGCCCGAGCATCTGGAGAACCTGCTGGCCATCGCTGAGCGAATGGGTGACCCCCAAGCGCTGGTGACCCGCGAAGGCGAGCGCCTGAACAAGGCTCGCACGGTGACTGTTCGCAACGGCGTGGCCATCGTGCCTGTGACCGGCCCCATCTTCCGTTACGCGAACCTGTTTACCGAGATCAGCGGAGCCACCAGCACCCAGGTGCTGGCCACGGACATTCAGCGGGCGCTCGACGACCCGGCAGTCCGCAGCATCGTACTGAACATCGATAGCCCGGGCGGTGTGGCATCCGGCATCAACGAGCTGGCCGAGCTGGTGTACGAGGGGCGCAAGCGCAAGCGGATCGTTACCTATGCCGGTGGCTACCTGGCAAGCGCTGCGTACTGGATCGGAAGTGCTGCCCAGGAAATCGTGATCGACGAGACGGCGATGGCCGGGAGCATCGGCGTCATCGTTGAAGCGGTGGTTCAGCCCGATGGACCGGACAAGCCGAAGCGCTACCAGGTGGTCAGTCGCAACGCCCCGAACAAGCGGCCTGACGTCACCACCGAAGAAGGGCGCAAGAAGATCGGCGAGACCGTCGATGCCCTGGCTGAAGTCTTCGAGAACAAGGTGGCCCGCAATCTCGGCGTGGCTGCTGAACGTATCCCGGAAATGGGTGACTACGGCGGCCTTCTGGTCGGCGCCGCGGCGGTGAAAGCCGGCCTCGCGCACCGACTTGGCAGCCTGGAAGCCCTGATCACTGAACTGGCCAAACCGGCCGCAACCCAACCGAGGAAAGCAAGTATGAAAGTCGTGAAGACCACGGCGGAGCTGCGCGAGGCGCTGGCCAGCGGCATCGACCCGAACACCATCGAAGTGGCCAGTGCCGGCGCCGAGGAGATCCAGGCGGCCCGTACCGACGCGGCTGTCGCTGAGCGCAAGCGTATTCAGGGCATCAGCGCACTGGCCAGCAAGGGCTTCGAGAAGGAGGTGGCTGCTGCCATCGAAGCCGGTACCAGTGTCGAAGCGACCGCCCTGCAACTGCTCCAGGCGGCCTCTGATCGCGGCATTACCCTCGCCGGAATCGTTGCCGACTCCACCGGGGCCTCGGCCTCCACGCCGGCTGGCGACGACGCGGCCAGCAAGGAGCGTGGCGCTGCGGTATCCGCCATCGTGACCGGTGCCAAGCGCCGCTAAAAGGAGATCCGCCATGTACGAAGTTCAACGCAATACCTACGTCCCGGACCAATTGGCGGCCGGTGATTTCCCCATTGCCACCGGCTCCGGTGTGATCGCTGCCGGCCAGGTACTCAAGCGCGGCGCGGTGCTGGGCCGGGTCACTGCTTCGAAGGAGTACAAGCTGTCGGTTGCCGCCGCCGACGATGGCTCCCAGGCGCCGAGCGCGGTTCTGCTGGAGGCCGTCGATACCTCGGCAGGTGCCAAGGTCGCGCCGCTGCAACTGACCGGCGATGTGCGTTTCGGCGCGCTCACCGTAGGCGAGGGCCACGGGCGTGACAGCCTGGTCGATGCTCTGCGCCCGTTCTGCCTCTTCGTTCGCTGATAGGAGTTCAACCAGATGACCGATATTTTCGACTGCCGCACGATGCTCGATGCGGTGGAGCAGATGGTGCGGCCGCGTACCTTCCTGCGTGACCTGTTCTTCAATGGCGCCAACCCGGTGACCTTCGGTACCACTGCGGTGGATATCGATATCGTGAAGGGCACCCGCAAGATGGCTCCGTTCGTTCATCCCCGCCTACCGGGGAGCCTGTCGCTGCGCTCCGGCTACCGGAGCACCACCTACAAGCCGCCGTACATCCAGCCCAAGCGTGAGACCACCGCGGAGCTGATCCTGAAACGTTCGCCTGGCGAAAACCCGTTCGCTACCAAGTCCGCGCTCCAGCGGGCCGGCGAGCAATTGGGCAAGGATCTGGCGGACCTCGACGACGAGATTACCCGTCGTGAAGAGTGGATGTGTGCTCAGGTGCTCAGCGGCGGCCGTCTCAACGTGAAGGGCGAGGGCGTCGATGATGTTATCGACTTCCAGATGGAAGATACCCACAAGGTGACGCTGGCCACCGGCAAGTGGGGGACCAGTGGCGCCGATCCGATTGGCGATCTTCGGACCTGGAAGCGCCTCATTGCCAAGGATTCCGGGCGCACGGCGAACGTGTCGGTGTTCAGCGGCGAGGCCCTGGATGCGTTCCAGAACGACGAAAGCGTCATGAAAAAGCTGAACACCCGTCGCGTCGACCTGGGCATGATCAAGCCCGAGGAGCTGCCTGATGGCGTTACCTACCTCGGCTATCTCAACGATCCGGGGGTGGATATCTACGGCTACGACGAGTGGTACGTGCCCGATGATGGCGACAAGAATGAGCAGCCGATGATTTCGGCGGGCGGCATTATCCTTGGCTCGACCAACACCCGTAACGCGATGTTGTACGGGGCGATTCAGGATCTCGACGCCATCGAGAGTGGCCTGGTCGAGGCGTCGCGCTTCCCGAAGAGCTGGACGACCAAGGAGCCGAGCGTGCGCTGGGTGAAGCTCCAGGCTGCTGCGCTGTCCGGCCTGCTGGAGCCGGATGCCTTCCTGTTCGCGAAGGTGGTGTGACATGGCCGCCGCAAAGTCGAAGTACATCGTCATTAAGGGGTGCGTGCAGGACGGGCGCGATATCTATCGGATGGGCGAGCCCTACGAACCGGCCAGCACGGAGCTGCGGGAGGAGTTGCTGGCTGCGGGCGTTATCGGTCTGGCCAAGGACCACGCCCAGGCGCAGAGCGGCGAGGACGGCGAATAGCCATGCGCTTTCATGAGCGATTCGCTGATCTCGATGCGCTGCTGTTCGATGAGCTGGGCGACCCTGCCCATTTCGAAGGGCGGGCAGAGCCTGTGCTGGGGGAGTTTACCGCCCCATGGCAGGCTCCGCGCATGGGTACCGCGCCGCTTCCATTGCGTGAGCCGCGGTTCACCGTTCTGGCCAGCGATGCGGCGAGCGTGGAGGTCGGGCAGGGAATCGTCGTGGATCTCCCTCCGCCAGACGGCGGCGCCTATATCGTCGTGCGGCGGGAGCCTGATGGCACCGGCCTAGTCGCGTTGCTGCTGAGGAGGGACTGATGGCTATCGGTACCACCCATCGGGTGACCGCGCGAGGCGGTACGCTGAACGTCCAGCCGAAGGCCGCCGATATGGCGGCCTTCTCGACTCTGGCGGTGGCGTACCCGAAGGCGGCTATGAACGCGCAGCGCCGGGCGATCAACAAGACGCTCGGTTGGCTGCGGACGCATATCGCCAGGGCGGTCGGCCAGAAGGAGCGCATAGCGGTTCGGGCGGTGCGGCAGCGGCTGATCGCGTATCCGGTGCGTGGCTCGGGTTCCCAGGGCAAGCTCTGGTTTGGCATCAACCCCATCGAGGCCAGCCGAATCGGCCGGCCTCGTCAGGGAAAGGCGGGGGTGACGGTGGCCGGGCGAACCTATCGCGGGGCCTTCTATGCCCGTGTGTACGGGGGCGAGCCAGATATCTGGATTCGAACAGCCAGCCCACACTTCGACCCGAGCGATTACCCGGCCAGCGACGTTCGATCGATGGCCTACGGCCGCCGGGGTTCGATGGACGCAGACATGTACGGCCGCTTTCCCTTGGCCAAGGCCAAGGTGCTGCTGGACGACGTGCGTCCGCTGTTCGATGCCTGGGCCAAGCGGGCCGATCAGAAACTGCTTGAGTTCGCCCAGCGCGAACTTGCCTACGAACTGCACAAGCTGACCAAGGGAGGCGCGCGTGGCTGACTTCGTGCTGCTCGACTTCTACCGGGCGATTGAGACAGAGCTGAACGCATCGCTCGCCGGTATGCGCTCTATCGCGTTCGATACGCAGATCGAGGACCGGATGCCAGCGCCGTGCATCCTGCTGGAGGTGTCGGAGTTCGAGCCGAGCCAGGATCCCGACCAGGGCACGGGCGAGGTGGGACTGACCCTGCATGTGCAAGCCCGGATCGTCGTAGGCCGGGAGCGCGCGGAGAACCGCACCAAGGCCGTTCAACTGGCAACCCAGCTTGCCCGTCTGCTGCGGGACCAGACATGGAATCTGGACGATGTTTCGCAAGCCGAGTTCGTGCAGGCCGGCGAGGACTACACGAAGCCTGAGCTGGACGCCTTCTGTGTCTGGCTCGTGGAGTGGACGCAAACGGTCTATGTAGGGGCCGAGGAGTGGCCCTGGAAGGACGAGTCTGGCGAGGAACTGCTGTTCGGCATCGATCCCGACACCGGCCCCGGTCATGAGGGGGACTACTTCGCGCCCGAGGATATCCCGCTATGAGCTACGCGACAGCGGAACATGACCGCATGATTGCGGCGATGATCAAGCCGTGCGTGGTTGCTGCGGTGGATCTCGCGGCCGCTCGAGTGCGCGTGCAGGCAGGGGCTTGGATCAGTGGCTGGGTGCGCTGGCATAGCCTGGCCGCCGGCACGGCGCGTCACTGGCGAGCGCCGAGCCTCGGCGAACAGGGTGCGCTGATCAGCCCTAGCGGCGTAGCTGACATGGGAACGTTCATTCCCGGCTTGTACGGTGTCGCCGGCGACCAGCCCGACAACCGCGAGAACGTGGAGGTCTGGCGGTTTCCCGATGGCGGCTCCCTGGTCTACGACTGGCAGGCGACGAGCTACGCGGTGACCCTCCCGGCAGGTACCTGCACGACGACCGTTGGCGGCGCCTCGGTCACCGTTACCCCGGGTCAGGTAGCCGTCCAGGCCGGCGAGATCCTGTTGGCTGGCAAGGTCACGGTGGCCGGTACGCTGCACGTCACCGGCAATATCACCAGCGGCGGCTCGATCATGGACACCACCGGCAACAGCAACCATCACACACACTGAACATAACTCAACGCTGAGCCCGCCCTTGTGCGGGCTTTGTCGTTTCAGGAGGGACCAATGGCCAAAGCCAAGACTGAAGAAGCGGAAGCCGTCCAGGCGCCGGTTCAAGACCATCCGACGCCCGAGTTGCCGGTGACGTTCATCGATCAGGCCTACCGACAGCGCACGCTGATCATGCCCGGCGGCGTGACGGTGCAGGTGCGCAATAGCGAGGTCGTCGCCGACACCGAAGAGGTGTTCGAGTGGTTGGTGGCTCGCGCGGAATTCGTTCGTAAGTAGGGGTGATCGATGATTGGGCTGGATCGACGGACCGGGCAGCCGCTTTCCGGCGTGGCCCACTTGAAGCAATCCATCGAGGACATTCTGACTACCCCGTTGGGCACCCGGCGCATGCGCCCGGAGTACGGCAGTAAGTTGCGACGCTTGGTCGATCTGCCGGTGAACGACGGTTGGAAGAGTGCCGTGCAGGCCGAGGTCGCGCGGGCGCTTGGCCGGTGGGAACCTCGGCTGCGCCTGGAGCGTGTCCGGGTGGTGGCGGTCATGGGGGGGCGGATCGATCTGGAGTTGGCCGGGGTGTACCTGGGTGACTCCGTAATGCTGGAGGTCAGCGCATGAGTACTGTAGATCTGGCCTCACTGCCGGCGCCCGAGGTGCTGGAGCCGTTGGAGTTCGAGGCGGTTTATGCCGAGGAGCTGGCGGATTTCAGGGCTTACATGGGCGACCAGTGGAACGCTGCGCTGGAAAGTGACCCGGTGGTGAAGCTGCTCGAGCAGGCAGCTTATCGTCGAATGCAGAACCGCGCTCGGGTGAACTCAGCGGCCAAGGCGTTGTTGCTGGCCTATGCCGAGGGTAGCGACCTTGACCAGTTGGCGGCGAACGTCAAGCTACAGCGCCTGGTGATACGGGAGGCCGACGAGTCGGCGGTTCCGCCGACCGAGCGGGTGATGGAGGACGACGCCGCGTTGCGGGAGCGCGTACAGCTAGCCTATGAAGGCCTGACCACCGCAGGGCCTCGGTCCAGCTACATCCTGCACGCGCGCAGTGCGTCGGCCCTGGTCGGGGACGCGACGGCCGAAAGCCCCAGGCCGGCGGAGGTGGTGGTTACCGTGTTGCACGTCGAAGGGCAGGGGATCGCCGATCAGGCGTTGCTCGATACCGTCTATGCCCGACTGAGTGATGAGGATATCCGGCCGGTCGGCGACCGGCTGACGGTGCAGAGCGCCGAGGTGCTGCCGTACAGCATCGATGCGGTGGTGTACATGGAGGGCGTCGGGTCGGAGAACGAGGCGATTCTTGCCGAGTGCCAGCGTCGGATAAACGCCTGGATCAATCCGCGCCGTCGCCTGGGTGTCGAGGTGTCCCGGTCGGCGATTGACGCCCAATTGCATATCACCGGCGTTCGCAAGGTGGTGTTGAACGGTTGGGTCGATATCGTGCCGACCAAGGCTCAGGCGGCCTACTGCACGTCCGTGAAGGTCGTACAGGGGGACGCATGAGTCAGCTACCGAGCAACGCGACCGATCTGGAGCGCGCCCTGGAGTTCGCGACGGACGAAGAAACGGACGTGCCTCTGCGGCTGCTGGTCAACCCCGATACCTGCCCGGAACACATCCTGCCGTGGCTGGCCTGGGCCTGGTCAGTGGATCGCTGGGACAACGAATGGTCGGTGCCGACAAAGCGGGCAGCAATCCGCTCTGCCTTCGAGATCCACGCGAGGAAAGGCACTATCGGCGCGCTACGTCGGGTGGTCGAGCCCATTGGCTACCTGTTGACGGTGACCGAGTGGTGGCAGACCGACCCGCCCGGCGAGCCCGGCACGTTCTCTATCGAAGTTGGCGTGAGCAGCGGCGGTATCACTGAAACCACCTATCGCGAGGTGGAGCGCCTGCTGGATGACGCGCGGCCGGTCAGTCGCCATATCGTCGGGCTCGACATTCGGTTCGAGCCCAAGCTTCAAACCTTCACCGCAGTGGTCGCCATCGATGGCGACATTCTGGATGTATACCCGAGGGTCATTCCATGAGCACCAATCAATACGGGGGCTTCCTCACCGACAAGGGGGCCGCCAAGCAGGTCGAGGCCGCATCTGGCGGCTTGCGACGGAACATCACCCACATGCTGATCGGTGACGCCGGCGGCGCTCCCGGCCAGACGCCGGACCCGGTACCCAGCCCCTCGCAAACCAAGCTCGTTCGGCAGCGCTATCGGGTCAAGTTGAACCGCCTGGTAGCCGCTGACAACAATCCCAGCGTGTTGATCGCCGAGGCCATCTTGCCGCAGGACGTGGGCGGTTGGTGGATGCGTGAGCTGGGACTGGAGGACTCCGATGGCGATATGATCGCTGTTGCCAACTGCGCGCCGAGTTACAAGCCGTTGGTGAACGAGGGGTCGGGCCGGACGCAAACGGTGCGCCTGCATATCGCGTTCAGTCATGCGGAAACGGTCGAGCTGCTGATGGACCCGAACGTGGTCACCGCGACGGTGGCGGATCTGCAAAATGCCCTTCTGGAAGTGCGTGCGACCAACGACGCGACCGGACAGATGAAGCGAGGTAGCGACGGTAAGATTACGCTGCCGCTCTCGCTGAGCCTGACAGGCATCGCCGCCGGCACCTATCGCAGCCTCACGGTCGATGCGAAGGGGCGCGCCACCAGCGGCAGCAACCCTACCACCTTGGGCGGGTACGGTATTACCGACGCGCTGGCCAAGAGCGATGCTGTCGACGTGCCGGCGCCGAATAAGCTGCTGCGGCTCAACGCTGCCAGCCAGTTGCCGGCATCGATTACCGGCAACGCGGCGACTGCCACCAAGCTTGCCGTTCCGCGCATGCTGTCGTTTACAGGGGACGCCACGGGGAGCGCTTCGTTCGACGGGAGTGCCAACGCGGCTGTAGCGCTGACCCTGGCGAATTCGGGGGTTACTGCTGGTACCTATGCCAAGGTCACGGTGAACGGCAAGGGTTTGGTCACCGGCGGGGCGCAGCTCACTGCGGCAGATATCCCGGCGCTGGATGCTGGCAAAGTTGTTTCGGGTGTCCTGCCCATAGCTCGTGGCGGCACCGGCAACGCCATCGGCCAGGCTGCAACGGCGGTCAAACTGGCATCCCCTCGCGCACTGGCAATCGCTGGGGATGCCACCGGCAGCGCTGCATTCGACGGCAGCGCAAACGCCAGCATTACGGTTACGCTGGCCAATACCGGTGTCGCCGACGGCACTTACACCAAGGTCAGGGTAAACCCCAAGGGTCTAGTCATCGGTGCAACCACGCTTACTACCGCCGACATTCCCTCTCTGGACGCCTCGAAAGTTACGTCGGGCATGTTCGCCGATGCACGCCTGCCCTGGTACGTCCAGGGGCTATGCACCAGCGCGCCGGTTACGGAAGACCCGAACACAACGAACATCCCGCTCATTCTCTCGAATCACGAAAACGGCCCGATGCCAGGGCAGTATTTCTATATACAGACGATGATGTACAACCAGCGCAACGGCAACGCGGCGCAGATTGCCGTGCGTTACGCTGCGAATGCCGAAATGTATGTGCGCTACATGTACGACTACAGCAACAAGCGCGGGGTTTGGTCCGCCTGGCGACGCTGCGATGTGGGTGGCTCGTTTGCAAAAGAGCCTGATAGCCGCATCGGAGACGCGTTCGACCTGAACACGCTGGAGGAATCTGGCTGGTGGTATCAGACATCAAACACCTATGCGGCCAACGGAGCAAACTATCCGACTGCAAAGGCGGGACGGCTGATGGTTTATCGAACCACCGCCGACTTCATCTATCAGACGTACCAGACCCATGACGGATACATGTTTCACCGTTGCCGTTATGTGGGTACCTGGCAGCCGTGGAGGGAGCAATGGACGACGCTCAACTTCAACCCGGCCAACTACGTGGCTAGGTCGGAGTACAACTGGTCTTCGCTGCCAGGGAAGCCGGCAACCTTCCCCCCATCGGGACACAACCATGACGCAAGCCAGATTACCTCCGGCATCCTGCCGCTGGCTCGCGGCGGCACCGGGGCGAACAATGCCGCGACGGCGCGTAGCAACATCGGTGCCGGGACTATCGCGACCGCCTCGCTGGGAGCCAGCGGCTGGTGGAGAGACAACGATACGGGTTACATCCGGCAGTGGGGCCGGGTGACTGTGCCTGGTGATGGTACCGCGGCGATCACCTTCCCCATCGCGTTCCCGAATGTCTGCTTGGGTGGATTCGCTGGCCAAACTGCGCATTTCCACCCAGGAACCGACGCGAGCACATCGTTCTATAACCAGTCGACGACAGGTGCAACTTTGGAAAACGGGTATCAATTCCAGGCGGTTTTGCTTTGGGAGGCATTCGGTCGATGAGCGTTAGCGACTATGTTTTCTCGCCGTCCGCGCGGGTGTTCTATCCCGTGGCGTTGCGGGAGGTGTACGAGACCGGGGAGGGCTGGCCGGCCGATGCGGTGCCCGTCAGCAATGAACACTATCTGCACCTGCTTGCCGGGCAGGAGGCCGGGAGGCGGATCGCTGCTGACGCCTCCGGCCAGCCGGTTCTTGTCGATCCGCCACCCCTCACCGAGGCGGAGCGGCGGACGAAGGCTCGGACCTGGCGTGACGCTCAGCTTGCACAGACCGATGGCATGGTGGCTCGGCATCGTGACGAGCGCGACCTGGGGAATGACACCACTCTCAAACCTGAGCAGTTCGTAGAGGTTATGAACTATCGCGCGGCCCTGCGCAATTGGCCGGACGACCCGGCATTCCCCGACCCCGCCTCCAGGCCGGAGCCGCCTGCCTGGCTGGCCGAAGAAGGCACCAACTAAACCCCGCCCTAGTGCGGGGTTTTTCATTCTAGGAGATCCACCAATGAGCTTTTTCCATGGCGTCACGGTAACGAATGTGGACGTGGGCGCGCGGACCATTGCTTTGCCCTCCAGCTCGATCATCGGTCTGTGTGACGTGTTTACTCCGGGAGCTGGAGCGACCGCCAAGCCGAACGTGCCGGTCCTGATCAGCAGCAAGAAGGAAGCGGCAGCGGCGTTCGGGATCGGTTCGCCGATCTACGCTGCGTGCGAGGCCATCTACATGCGCGCCCAAGCTGTCATCGTGGCGGTCGGTGTGGAAGCGGCGGGCACGCCCGAAGAGCAGGCCAGCGCGATCATCGGCGGCATCAACAGTACCGGCGAGCGTACCGGCCTGGAGGCGCTGCTGGACGGCAAATCGCGTTTCAACGCTCAGCCGCGGCTGTTGATTGCGCCTGGGCATTCCGCACGGCAGGCAGTGGCCAGTGCGATGGACGCCCTGGCCGGCCGCATGCGGGCAATCGCGATCATCGACGGCCCGGGCAAGGATGATGAGACCGCCATCGCCTACGCCGCGAACTTCGGCAGCAAGCGCCTGTACATGGTCGATCCGGGGGTGCAGGTCTGGAACACCGAGACCAGCAGCACCACCGACGCCCCGGCCTCCGCCTGGGTGGCGGGTCTGTTCGCCTGGACCGATGCCGAGTATGGATTCTGGGCCAGCCCCTCGAACAAGGAATTCGTCGGAATCACGGGTACCACGCGGCCCATCGAGTATCTGGACGGCGACCCGACCTGCCGGGCCAACCTGCTGAACAATGCCAACATCGCCACGATCATCCGCGATGACGGCTACCGCCTGTGGGGCAATCGCACCTTGTCTTCGGATGCGAAGTGGGCATTCGTCACCCGCGTGCGGACGATGGATATCGTGATGGACGCGATCCTGGCAGGGCACAAGTGGGCGGTCGACCGCTCGATCACCAAGACCTATGTGTCTGACGTGACCGAGGGGTTGGAGTCCTTCATGCGCGACCTGAAGAACCAGGGCGCGGTCATCAACTTCGAGGTCTACGCCGACCCCGACCTGAATACGGCCAGCCAGCTCTCCCAAGGCAAAGTGTATTGGAACATCCGATTCACCGACGTTCCGCCGGCCGAGAACCCCAACTTCCGCGTCGAAGTCACCGACCAGTGGCTGACCGAAGTCCTCGACGCAGCATAAGGAGCGCGCGCAATGGCAATGATTCCGCAGGTACTGACCAATACCAACCTGTTCATCGACGGTATCAGCTTCCAGGGCGATGTGCCGTCGTTGACCCTGCCCAAGGTCACCGTGAAGACCGACGAGTTCCGTGCCGGCGGCATGGATGGCTCCATCGACATGGACATGGGGCTGGAGCGCATGGAGTCGTCGTTCACCACCAACGGGGTGCGGCGCGAGGCGCTGAACTTCTTCGGCCTGGCCGATGGCACCGCGTTCCGTGGCGTCTTCCGCGGCGCCTTCAAGGCGCAGAAAGGCAAGGTAACGGCGGTAACCGCAACAATCCGCGGCACCCTCAAGGAGGTTGACCCGGGCGACTGGAAGGCCGGCGACAAGGCCGAATTCAAGTATTCGGTGGGCGTCACCTACTACAAGCTCGAAGTCGACGGCCGCGTGGTCTTCGAGATCGATCCCTTGGCGCCGTTGCGGGTTATCAACGGTGTCGACCAACTGGCTGAAACGCGCGCAGCGCTGGGCATTTAAGGAGTGAATATGAAAGAGAAAACCCCCGAGTGGTTGGAATTGCGTGCCACTGGCGCCACGGTCAGCTTGCGTTCCACGGCCGAGGTCAACGGCGTGAAGGTCGATAAGCTGACCCTTCGCGCGCCGACCGTCCGTGACATCCTGGCGTCGGAAGAGCAGGGCGCTGAGACAGAGGCACAGCGCGAGCTGGCCCTGTTCTCGACCCTGGCCGAGGTTGGCCGAAAGGATCTGGAGGGGCTGACCATGGTCGATTACCGGCGCTTGCAAACCGCCTACTTTCGCCTGGTGCAGGACGACGGGGTATAGCGTTCAGCACCACAAGCGCATGGCCAGGCGTCTGGCGGCGGAGTTCCATTTCTCCGTCGCCGATATCGAGGCTATGCCGTTGGCTCGCATGATCTGGTGGCTCAGTGACTGAGCCACTTTCAACCGACAGAGAATCCTATGGCGTCCAATCAACTCTCCCTCGGGCTGCTGATCGGCGGCGCCGTGAGCGGTTCGCTGAGTGCAGCATTCCGCACCGTCGAGGGCAGTATCGACCAGCTCCAGGCCAAAGGGCGGGAGCTGGATCTGTTCAAGGCCCAGACCAAGGCGGCGTTGGAGTTGGGCAACACACAGCGCCGCAGCACCTTGCGGGCCTATGGCGAACAGCAGAGGGTCGGCGCGGCGCTGGAGTCTCAGCATGCAGCAGCCACCGCCCGGCTGGCATCGCTCAATCGCGAGTTGGCCGCGGCGGATCAGGCTCGGACCCGGCGACTGGCTACGCAGTCGACGGAAATGGACCGCCTGCGCTACCTCCAGTGGCAGCTCGCACAAGAGGCCAACCGGCAAGCCGAGGGCGGCAACAAGGGGGAGGCGAAGCGGTTGCGGGGCCAGGCTCAGGCGGCGGCCGAACTGTACAAGCAACGCCAAGCCCAGGCGGCGGCCGAACTGTACAAGCAACGCCAAGCCCAGGCGGCGGCCGACAACAAGGCCGACGCGGAAAAGGTCCGGGGGATTCAGCGCCGGATCGAGGTGGCGCAGCGTGAAGCCCAGCAAGCCAAGCGCAGCCTGGCGGACCAGCAAACGGAAATGGGCCGGCTGCGTAACGTACTGCGAGACAACGCCAGGGAGGCGGGGCGACTCGGCGATGCCTTCCGCCAGGCCGCCCGCGAGGCGCAGGGCATCAAGCTCCAAGCCAGCGGCATGGCTCGCCTGGAGGCCGGGAAGTCCGGTATGCGCTCGACGGTCGGCCAGGCGGTCGCCGGTACTGCCGCTCTGGCTGTGCCTACGAAGATCAGCGCGGACTACCAGGCAATCGTTCGGGATATCGCGATCAAGGCTGGGGTGGCCGGTTCCGCTGAAGAGCGGGATCTGTCGCGCACGGTCATTACCACTTCCCGCGACACCGGGATGGCGCGCAACGAAGTGGCCGATGTGATCAACCAATTGGTCAGCGCGGGCATGGATCTGGACGTGGCGTCGGGGTTCTCTCCGGTCGCGGCCAAGTTCGTGGTGGGGCAGGGCGCCGGCGGCGTGGATACCGCGAGGATGATGCAGGCGCTCCAGCAGAACGCGAAGATCTCCGATCCCAGGGTGATGGAGAAAGCGCTGGAGGCTATCGCCTTCCAGGGGCAGGCCGGCTCGTTCGAGGCCAGTGACATGGCCCGATGGTTTCCCCAACTGCTCGCGGAAATGGGCAAGTTGGAGATCTTCGGCATGGATGCCGTCACGCAACTGGGCTCGATGCTTCAGGTGCAAATGAAGACCGCCGGCGGTGCCGATGAGGCGGCCAACAACCTGAAGAACTGGATGGCCAAGATCGGCTCCAGCGATGTTGTGCGAGCCTACCAGAAGGCTGGCATCGACTATCAAGGCTCGCTCAATACTGGCTTGCAAAGCGGAATGTCGACGCTGGAAGCCAGCTTTGCATTGGCCCAGCAGTACATCCAGCGCACCGATCCAGCCAAGGCCAAGAAGATGGCCGAGGCAACCGCAGCCATCAGCAAGGAGGCGGACCCGGCCAAGGCCAGGGCGATGATGGAGGCCCTGGAGCAGACACTGCGCACCGGCGATATCTTCGCGGATATGCAGGTCAAGGCGGCTCTCACCGCCTACACGCAGAACAAGGCGCTGTACGAGTCGCTGAAGAGGGAATCGGCATCGGCCACAGGCATTCTGGACCAGAACCTGAGGGAGCGTCGGGAGGCCTCAGCCCAGCGCTGGGCTGAAGTCGCCCAGGCCGCGAACGAAGGGATGCGGGCGGTTGGTGACGCGATTCGTCCGATGACTGATGCGGCGGCCGACGCCTTGCGGCCATTGTTCCAGGGGCTTACTCGACTCACCGATGCCGCACCTGGGGTAACTGCCGGAGTCGTGGGCGTCGGTGCCGCGTTGGTCGTGCTCCGGGGGATCGTCAACGCCTGGAGGATTGGCCGTGGACTGATGGATATTGCCCGTGGCCGCTCGATGATGGGCAATCCGAACATCGTTCAACGTGTGTTCGTGACCAACCCCGGCGCCGGCGGCTTGGGTGGTGATGTGGGCGGTGGTTCTGGTCGGCGTGGCCGGGCAGGTGGTGGTCGCAGTGGGCGCCTCGGCGCCGCAGGGCGCGGTGCCTGGGGTGTGCTCCGGGGCGCTGGGCGCTTCGCCAAAGGGGCGGGACCGCTGGCTCTTGTCGGTGCAGGCCTCCAGGCGGCCGACACCTTCGTGAACGCGGAGACGCGAGACGAAAAGGCCGAAGGCTACGGTGCGGCCCTGGGTGGCCTCGGTGGCACGCTCGCCGGCGCTGCGGCGGGAGCTGCGATTGGATCTGTCGTTCCGATCATTGGAACTGCGATTGGTGGCCTGATCGGCGGGATGATCGGTGCCTGGGGTGGTTCCGAGCTGGGGGCCGCCGGCGGCAAAGCGCTGTTCGGCAGCGGCGGCATGTTCGGTGGATCTGCACCGGCAGAGCCCGCCAAGCCCGCTGTTCCGCCTGTCACTGCGGTGGTGGCGGAGCCGGCGAAACCGGCGCCTGTGCCGGTGAAACAAGAGTTCAGTTTCTCGCCGAACATCAGTCTCACTGTCCAGGGGGATGCGAAAGATCCCCAGGCGTTGCTCCAGGCGATCATGCCGGAGCTTCGCCGGCAGCTCGCCGACTTTGCCGGGCAGATGCAGCGGGTGTCCCTGTTCGATGAGCCCAATGTGTAGGAGGGTGAATGCCGTATATCGAAATGATGGAATCCGGCCTGCGCCAAGTTGTGCGGGCCGGGGAGGAGGGGCGTAGGAGTGTCGACGGCATGTTGGCGCCCATCACGGGTGCGGTTTCCGATCTCACGGGCGCTGCCGATGAGCTGTCCACGCTGCCCGGCTTCCCGGCCGGGTTGGGCGACCGGGCGCTGCGACTGACTCGCAGCCTGGGCGTGGCACAGGGAAAGGTGGGTGGCGTCATGAATACCTACAGCAGTGCTGCCCGTGCGCTATCTGGGCTCGATCAGCGGTATGGAGCGTTGTCCGACGCCGTGTCGAAGGTTACCGGGCAGGTCGGGCGGCTCGCCGGCGTTGCCAGTCCCAAGCTGGCCAACATCATCCCGACCGGCTTGCGTTCGAGCATGACGCCGAGTGCGGCCGCCTCCAAGCCGTTTGCGCATCTGCTGGTCATGCAGCCGCGGGACGTGAACAGTAGCCCGTTCTACTTCAATCTCGACACGGCCGCGTTCGATGAACTGCGGAGGCAGACGGCGTTTCGTTGGGCTGCTCAGGAACGACTTACCCGGCGGCCGGCGCAACAGGCGGTCGGGGAGGGGGAGGACAAGCTGACGTTGAAGGGGGCTGTCTTCGGTGTTCGGGTCGGCCTGGGGCAAATCGAGCAGCTACGTGAAATCGGGCGGCGCCAGGTGCCGCTCAGCCTGACCACGGGTTACGGCCAAGTGCTCGGCCTGTGGTGTCTGGCGAGTATCGAGGAGGAGCAGTCGGCCCTTGTTCAAGGCGGCGCCCCTCGCAAACAAGCATTCAGCCTGGAGTTTGTCCGCTATGGAGACGATCTGCAGAACGTCTGACGGGGATCTGCTGGACACGCTCTGCGTCCAGTACTACGGGCATCTGGTGGGGACTGTGGAGGCGGTCTACGACGCGAACCAGTGGCTCGCCGATGAGCCGCAGCCCTTCCGGGCCGGCCTGCTGATCGTCATGCCCGAGGTCGAGGTGCCGGTGACCGGCGAGGTGCAGTTGTGGGGCTGACCCTGGAGGATGAATGAAGCCGATATTTCGGGTGATCGCGGACAAGGCCGATATCACCGCGCGTATCAACGACCGGTTGTTGCTGCTGCGCACGGTCGACAAGCCGGGAATGGAGTCCGACGAGTTCGAGTTGCGCATTGACGACCGCGACGGTGCCGTGGTGTTGCCGGAGCGGGGGGCGTCGGTCGAGATCCAGATAGGCTATGACGGGCGCGGGCTGACCCGGATTGGCATCTACACCGTGGACGAGGTGGAGTTATCCGGCCCGCCGGATACCATCGTCATCCGCGGCAAGGCCAGCAGCATGCGCGGCAGCGGCAAGACGATCCGCGACGGAGGCTGGGAGGGGGTGACGCTCGCGCGGATAGTGGCGGACATTGCCGCACGCAACGGCTGGCAGAGCGAGTGCCCGGTGCAGACGGTGGTTCCGCGTGTCGACCAGATTGGCGAATCGGATTTTAACCTGATCACGCGGCTGGCCAGACAGTACGGCTGCACGGCCAAGGTGGCGGCGGACAAGTTGCTTGTACTGCCTCGCGAAGGCGGGGAGCGCGCATCCGGCGCGCCACTGACGACCGTCACGCTGACCCGGCCGGAGATCACCCGGTTTCAGTTTCGGCTCAGTGACCGGGCCACGCAGAAGGCGGTCAAGGCGGCGTATCAGGACAAGAATACGGGCAAGTTGGAGGTGGTCGAGCTGGCGAATGCAGAGGCTCCGGCCGGGCTTCCGCCCGTGCATACCGACCGCCATATCCATCCGAACAAGAGCGCCGCTGAGCAGGCCGCCAAGGCGCGGTTGGCTGCGTTCAACCGCTCCACGGCTGGGGTGCGCCTGGAAATGCCAGGGCGAACGGATCTCTTCGCGGAACGAACAATAGTCGTCGCCGGCATTAAGTCGGGAATCGATGGTTCCTACCTGGTGGAGTCGGTGGAACAGGTATTTACCCAGGCTGGCTGGAGCACGACGGTTGAGTGCAACGCCGGCAAGAAGGGCAAGGCCAAGGCCGCCGGCAAGAAGAAACAGAAAAAGCCACTTCAGGTAGTGGCCATCGGGAAAGCATCGTGAAGGGCCCGCCGCCTGTACTCGTCGGGCAGGGACTGTTCCCGTTCCCAGCGTTGTTCGAAGTGGTCGACCAGCAGGGTCATAAGGGCGTCGCCGAGGAGGTCTTTTTCCTTCAGTTCGGCCAGCGCTTCAGCGCCGGTTAGTTGTTTCTCGGCGTACCGTTTAGCGATGTTCCTTACGCTCACTGTTCTCCTTCCTCTCTAGCTCGCGGTTCCTAGCGGGCTGCATTGTGCCATCAGAACCTATCCATTAGTACCCAAAGCCCGCGCATGCGGGCTTTTTCATTGGAGTTCGACATGCCTATCACTGAAAGCCAACTGCTGTACATCCTCCCGAGGTGCCGCCCGGTTGTTGGGGTCTTCCTGCCCGCGCTGAACCGCGCCATGTTGCAGTTCGATATCCAGGGCGGAGCCAGGCAAGCGGCGTTTCTTGCACAGGTCGGACATGAAAGCGCCCAGCTCACGCGGCTGGTAGAGAACCTGAATTACTCGGCGCAGGGGTTGGCGAATACCTGGCCGAGTCGATATCGCGGCGCCGACGGACGCCCAAACGCTTTGGCGTTGAACCTGGCCCGCCACCCCGAGGCCATAGCCAATAACACCTATGCCAACCGCAATGGCAACGGCGATGAGTCCAGCGGAGATGGCTGGCGGTTCCGCGGTCGAGGGTTGCTGCAAATCACCGGCCGTAAGAACTACCGGGCTGCCGGCGCCGGCCTCGGCCTGCCGCTGGAGGCTGAGCCCGAGTTGCTGGAGCAGCCCGAGCACGCGGCCAGGTCGAGCGCCTGGTGGTGGACGGCGAATGGGCTCAACGGTCTGGCCGACTGTGGCGAGTTCGCGGCCATCACTCGGCGCATCAACGGCGGCACGAACGGTCAGGCGGAGCGCCTGGCGCTGTGGACGCGCGCCAAGGCGGTGCTGTCGTGATGTGGCTTGGGTCTGGTGGCTTGGCGACTTGGGCGCGGGTGGTGATTGTCGCGTTGGTATTGATCGTTGTTGCTGCTGTTACATGGCGGGTGGCCGAGTGGCGATTCGGTGAGCAGATAGCAGCGTTGAAGCTGCAACACGAGCGGGAGCGAGGAGAGACCAGTCAGGCAGTGGCGGCCGAGCTTCAGCGAAGAACCGAACAGCGGCAGCGCCTGGAGGCTGATTTACAGGCGATTGATGAGCAACGTTATGGAGAGTTACGACATGCGCAAGTTATCAATGATCAGCTTACTGCTGACTTGGCTGCTGCTCGGCAGCGGCTGCGGGTCAGTATCACCCGTGCCAGTTGTTCCGCTACCGGCCTGCCAGCCGGAACCGCAGGCACCGGCGTGGATGATGGAGCCGAGTATGCCGAACTTCACCCTGCGACTGCGGCAGATCTTGCCCGTCTTGCAGGCGATGCCGATCAGTGCGCCATGAAACTGGCCGCGTTTCAGTCACGGGAAAAGGTTCTGAAGGCATTTAAAATTAAGGGTAGAGGAGGGAAGTAGTTTCATGGCTGCTGCGGTGTAAACAGAGGAAGGGGTCCGCAGACCCCTTCAGCCTTCGTTAGCGGTTAGGCCAGCGGCGGCAATGGCGGCACACAGTCTCGAGGCGGCCGAAGCGCACGCGGATGTACGCACAGACCTTTACGGGACGGTGAATAGGACATTGATGAGTCATAGTCCATTTCTCCATATTGGTGGGCGGCTGCCGTTATGGACTCGCATTTCCCACCTGTGCTACCGTCTCTGGGCGAACGTCGACTTTGTAGCGCGAGTGTGGGAAAAGCGAGGTGAACACGTCGCATACCTTCACAGCGTTCACAAATTTGGCAGATCAGGGAGAGGGTTCCTCTCCCTGGTCAACTTCAAATAGATCTGCATCTGTTATGTCGCGGGTCGCATAGACTCCCTTCTTGCCCTCCAGACTTTTGATCATTCCCTTTTTGGTCATCCGGTACAGCCGGCTGTTGAGCTTTGTACGCTCATGGATTTCGCCGCTTTTCCGGTATAGGGCGATGATCAGGTGATCAATGGTGGTGATCCCTCCGGCACTGTTGATGAGGTCAACTATATCGAAGTCCAGGTAATCAGATTTACTGATGCTGAGCTGCTCTAGCAGCTCGTCTGGCAAATCGCGAAGATCGTCGGGGGTGAGGGAGAGCTGAGAGGGGCGGGGCGGGGCGGGCTGCAAAAGCTCCATTACATCCTTGAGCCTCTGGGCACGTTCCTCCGCGCCTTTTGCCCGCGCAGGTTGATTGGCATATTTCGCCGCCAAGGCCAGTTGGTACTCTCTCATGCCGTTGAGAAAGTCAATCGCTTCTGGTACAGTCATGCCCTGTTCCTTTTGCTTTGCCGCATTGGAATATGGCCGGGTTGACCTCCAATAGAGGCGTAAAAGATCCCGGCTAACAAACCCGGCCCCACGCCGGGTTTTTTATTGCTTGGGGAAAATGATATCCGGCGATAATGACCAGTGCAAGCAAAAGATAAAGTTTTGAGTGAGTGATGCGTGAGCAGCGCGAATGAATTTTTTTCTTTCGCGATTTTTTTTTGAGGGATGCGCCCGGGCGGTTAGGTTTGAAAGAAAAAAAATCTGACGAGAAGTGACTTTTCGCCTTGAAGTAGGCGTCTTAGGGATGCGCTAGACCTTTTTTCTAGTGATTGTTGTGGTCCTTGGATCTACTTGTAGTGGTATTGGTGGGGGCTTGCCCCTGTATGTAGTGTTTTTTTCTCCTCGTTTTTTTCTCATTTTCTATTTTTTGCTACTTTTTAGACGTTTCGTGATGACCTTGCGTCTGGTCTGCACATCCTGCAAATGGATTGCAGGGTGCGAAACACTCCTTTTCAGGCTTCATCAAATCCCATGACGGCGTATGCGGGCCGATTCGTTTATTCAGGGCTGAATCGATTTACTATCGATTGCAGATCGTTGGCATCGCGTCATGACCAACTCAGTTTCTTGATGCAGGTAAACTACGCCCTTTCATAAGGGGCAGGTTGATGCTGGTCGTTCGATTTAAAGGGTGGTCGGTGAAGCTCGACCACCAAGTTGGTAGCGCGGGGAAGTTCGGCATCTGGTCGTTCCATGGCTCGGAGAGCAGCTACGTGCCGGACATGCAGACGATTCTCCGGCATGCGGCGATCCGGCCTGCGGAGCCGAAAGATGGCGCTGAAGTCGAGGTATTCATCTGTGATTCGAGAATGCCGCAGGATGAGTGGCGTGCCATAGGGACGGGCGTCGCCGCTTACGAAGCGGAGCGCTGAGGCTCGATCAGATGGGCACCCTGGTTTCGGGGGCAATGCCTGGGATCGGAATAGGACATGCTGTAGTTGAGGGTATGAGACTCTACTGTGCGTGCATACAGTATTCGAGGTGGGTACGGTATACCAGCGAGTGACGATGAGCTGCGCGTACCCTGGCGAATGGATGGGGCAAAAATGGGGCAATTCATTCGCCAGCCTATGCCTCTCAATGCCATTTGAGTCGTTGCGACGCAGGGTAGAAAAAGAAGCCAGGCCCTTATCTGGCCTGGCTTGCGGGCATTTTCTGATTAGTAATGCAGCACAATCGGCGTGTGCTGGGAGAGGTCGGTCATACGGGCCTTCGGAAGCGGGCTTTGGACGGTGCAAAAGAGGGTAATGTTAACCCGATTCGCCGGCCTGTGTCGGGTCCGTTCGGAACCGGCGCGGACCCTCAGGTCCGTGCCTGTGCGGGCTGCTT